GCTACACAGGAAGAAGCGGCGCTACCGCCACCACCGCCTGAAGGACAGGCAGCCCCACCAGCACCCCAGCAGCCTGTAGCACCAGTACAACAGCAGGCACCACCGCCCCAGGCCGCTCCGCCACCACCCCAGGCCGCTCCGCCACCACCCCAGGCCGCTCCGCCACCACCCCAGGCCGCTCCTCCCCCGCCCCCGCAAGCTGCTCCTCAGGCTCTAGCAGTAGGACCAATGCAACAGCAAGTTCCTGGTGCAGTACAGCCACCTCCAGGTCCTGTACTGAATATTCAGGAAGTCGATGCAGCAGCTCTACCGCCTGCAGCCGATAGTGACGTAAAGGTGATTACGCTCAACGCTCCTATCCCGCCTCCTAAAAACAAGTAACTCACTATTTTTTTTGATAAAAAGACCATCGGTTTCTCTATTAAAAAAGTTCCCAAGAAGTAACGACTGCTATTTTTGCCTCCTTGCCTGCTACAGTCCAAGTATCCCAGTTATAAATAAATAGAGATTGAGAATACTTAGAAACAATTTTACCAAACGCTGATTTTGTTTTTTCAGGCGAGCATCTGTAGACAATCCACTGCCCCTTCTGCTCGTTATAAGGCATTTCTTTCATGATAGACAATGACCAATGGTTATCGGTTACAGTTAGTCCTCCTGACTCTGTATACGTAAATTTACGTTCATTGGTCTCTGCATTATATGTGATAAATCCTAGAACATAGTCACTGGGATAATCAAGTAATTCCTGTTGAAGCGTCTTATCAAGCGAATAGGGTAGAATTGTAAACCCGAGATCTTTGCCACTGGAAATTAGTGTCGCCATGTTTATAATTATTTAATAGAGATATTTGTTTAAATTGTGTTGACCAAAATGCGTAAAGGTCTTTTGTGCCCTAAATGCATAAAGGTTTTTTTTGTGCCCTTTACGTCATATTGAAAATTAAGCTACTTTCCTCTGGAAAGTAGCTTAATAATGAAAATGCGTAAAGGTTTTTTTTGTTCCCTTTACGTCATATTGATTATTAAGCTACTTTCCTCTGGAAAGTAGCTTAATAATGAAAATGCGTAAAGGTTTAAAAATTGATACTAACTAATTGTTAGAGACATAGGTAAAATGGAGGCCGACATTGAACTCATTATTCGCAGCAGACCTACGATTTTAGATATCATCGAAAATCGTGGATACGATGTAACCAACTATAAGAATGTACATCCCGAAGATATTCTCAAATTCGCATCAACAAACCCAGACTTACTCCGTATCACAGCGACTAAGGTTCCAGGTGGTGTAGCACCTATGGAGCGCTGTGTAGTTCTTTATTGGGTAGCAAATCCAATGCGACTTCGTCTAGAGCAGGAGATTGCAAAGTTCTGGGACAACGAGGTGACAGGCCATTTCAATAAGGAAACAGACGAAGTCATCGTCATTCTTTCGGAGCCGTATCACGAGGCCTTTGACCTGACGTCCGTGAAGCAGTGGAATATACAGAAGGCACGTATTTCATTCTTCCATCTGAAGAACCTTATTAGTAATCCTGCACATCATACATTTGTACCTCCGCATCGTAAGCTTACTCAAGATGAGATTGATACAGTGATTGCTGAAACGCACGTGAAGACAAAGTCTGAGTTTCCGCATATCAAGTATCATCGTGATATCCAGGCTCGTGTATTGGGATTAGTACCCGGCGATGTGGTTGAAATCCAGCGTCCTTCCGAAACATGCGGGATTTATACAATGTATCGTATTTGTGTGCCATAAGTCTAAAACCAAAGTAGAGTAAATGAGCGATACAGATGGTTTAGTCCAGGCTCGTACAAGTGAAGTAAGTACTATTACTGATACTGTTAATATGAATTTACAGCTTATTACTGATCGTACACCTGCAGCGGCATTAAATTTACCTGGTGCGGGCACAGCTATTTCTACAGCAAAGACGTCGATTGAAGCTGGTCTCAGTCGGCTGGCACAGATAAATAATGACGTAGACCGCGCTACACAACAAATCACAGCGAAGGGGAAGCAAACAGGCTCGGCTTATTTGAATGCTAAAGCTAGCATTGATACGTTAAAAAAGGAAACCGAGCAAAATAAGACACTACTTGAAATACGTAAGGCGCAGACAGAAAGCCTCAAAGAAAAATACGCAGCAGATAATCACAGTTCCTATTTGGGATTATGGAGACCTCTTTCCGAAGATACACGTGTTGCTCTTTTTGTACTCAGTATCATACTTGGCCTGGTAGCCATTGTATCTGCTGTTTTTTTCTTTAAGGATAACATGCCTTCTATGCCATCACTACCGTCCTTTGGTGCTGCCCCGGCAGTGAAACCAGCAGAGCGGTCCACTAACTTCTTTGGTGGAGCATTACGTAGACTTTTTCCAAATAAACCTTAGAGAAGTATGTCAGATTATACTCAAACAGGCGTCCCGCAGGCATTAACTGATATATGCAGTCCGCCTGCAAACAACTACACGGATCAACAGTTACTAGCATTAATGCCGAAAGGTATTGCGACCGATTCGTTAGTTCCCGATGCGTCCACAGGCCGCATTCCGGTGGCCCAACTGAACAGCAGGGTCCAGGCGTTGATAAGTAGTGGTGTTATCCCTGCTCGTCCACAGGTTAAGGTAGGCACAGGTCTTGAAACAGACTTAAACAAGTTAGTCCCCCAGGATGCAGAAATGTTCAAGAACTTCCGTACTGAATATTGCTACTATGAGCAGCGCTACCGATTTGCGTTGAAGAAGTTCTTAAGTCTCGCGACAAGTCGTAATGCTGGAGATGATAACAATGCACAGAAAATGTTAGAAATCACAAAGAAGCTCAACTTGCGCACAAACAGCGTTCTTGAAGTTATGAACTACATGGCTCAGAGCCGCGTTACAGAAGTTAACGATAACAAGATGAACATTGATAAATTCAATAAGAGTATCAATGAGAAGTTATCTAAGCTCAACCAGCAGTATGGTTTTTTAACAAAGGAGAACACCATCGTGAACACACAGCGTGCGTCAGTACTGTACACAGAAGAGAAGAACAATTACACAACAAACCAAATAAGTGTCTGGGCGGCGCTCAACGTAATTGCGTTAGCGACCATTTTCTACGTATATCGCTCGTAAGTAGTTTTAAAATAGTATTCGGTTAAGGTCTTATTAGACCTAAACCGAATAATTTGGTCACAATCGGTAGAGAGACACGATGGCGAATAATCAATATATTCCCCAGGCGATGGCCTACCAGGACCTAGAACGTCTACAATTTTCTAGGAACCTCCGGGCTAACCCAGAAGACTATAGTGCATACGTAAATGAACGTGTGGAGAAACTTACCGATGAAATTTACAATCGTAAGCGCGCAGCGTTTCAGAAGGCGCACATAGACCTTGCGCGGTACATGGATTTGGACCACAACGCAAATTTCTACAAGGAACGTGCGGGAGACGTGGACCGTCTAACTGATGCCATGGCGGCTAATAACGAGACTATTAAGCAAAAGCTAGTACGTGATAACGCAGTTTCTCGTCGTCAGTTTGAGATTAACGAATGGTACAACCAGAACAAGCTAGAGACCCTTTTTTTCTTACAGGTGTTCTTTATCGTATCTATGTTGATGGCGTGCGTTATCTACTTACAGAAGACAAGTGCCGTGACAACACAGACAGCATCACTCATCACAATTCTGTTATGCGTAGTTGTGGCTGCGATTGGCGTATACCGTTACTACTACACACGTCGTATACGCGATGCTCGTCTCTGGCATCGTCGCCACTTTGCCAAGCCGAAGGCACCGAAGATGCCACCAAAGTGTGCGGGCGGTTCAACTGTGCTTGCGAACCTGGACGAGCTCATTCCAGAGGGTGTTGCGGCATGCGCTGCCCAGGCTTTGGGCAATCTCGGAAACGCAGAGCAAAGTTTCGAAAAGTGGCAAACAGAGCTGGAGCAGAATATGGCGGATTACCAGACTTCTGGCAAGCCGCCGAAGTCAGTGTTTGGCAAAGCAGGGTCTCTAGGTGGCTTGGTTTGCGACCAGCTCGATACAAGCCGGCAGTAAACATCTTAACTATTACAACATACAAAGACTAGTATATTCTTTGTATATTATAAGAGGTACTCCATGGGTAATAAACAATCATCACCGGCTCCGCCGCCTCCACCACCTCAACCAGCTGCTCCGCCGCCGCCCCCGCCACCAACTCCGGCGCAACAGTGCGCTCTTAGCAAAGTACAGCTAAACCAGATACAGGCGGACTTGACAAGTAAACAAACGCAGGTGGATACATGCGATCCACAGGGAGCACAGGCCCGGCTTACAAATGCTGCAATGGCAGCGAATAATGACTATGTGTATCAAAAGCGCAGTAAGTTTAATGAATTGCTGCAAGCGAATACAGCAGCAACAACAATTTACTATAATGTTCGAGATGCAGTGGCGCCTATTTTAACTGTAGGGACTGAAGTAACTGACCAACAAAAGCGCCTGCTTGAGGAAAATCGTAAGTACACGCGTGCGCAACGCAAGGAGCGTCGTACATTCTTGGATAATGATCCGTCAGTTGGGGTCGGTGGTGCTCCAGCCGTTCGTACTAGTGATGACAAGGTATTATTGTTCTTTTGGATCACGTTTGGGCTTGCGCTCTTAATCGCCTTAGTCTATCTACTCAACGTCTTTGGTACGGGTATGGATATGAAGCAGAAGGCCATGATTGGCGCGACAGTTGTATTTGTTTCCTATGGGCTGGTGTACTTTTTACTTGCACAATATGGATAGGGGCTAAACAGATAAGCATTAAATATACTTAGGATGGATCATATTTATTTATTTGTTGTTGATGGTGCTGAATGGGAAGACATCGTTGTGTATTTGACTGTTGAAGAAGCGATTGAAAAATCAAAGAAATATCCTAAGGCAAGGCTGGAAGTATTCGCCAATTCTGAAAAAGGTGGTTACAAACCGACATATAATTATTATCAAAATGGTGTTTTAGTCCAAACTTAAGGCATGTGCTGTAGCAGCCCAGGAACACTACCACTAATATCTTCACCATCCTGACCAACGCGAACGCCCCAGAACTCGTTCGCGTTGCTGTTCTTCTTACAGAGTTCTCTCATCCGCTCAACAGCATGTTCAACCTTCATCTCACAGGCCTTACCCTGTGCTTTCTTCCAGGCCGTAAACAGAGTGCGGAACTCCTTCATGCTGACTGGACCTGCGTCAGGCTCCACCACGAATGTCTCGCCGATGAACTGCATGAACATGTCGCTCTCCTGCTTGTACTTGTCGGATGCAGCCGTCACAGACGCCGGCTCCCTCAGACCATGAGTGAGATAGTGCTCCTGATAGTACCAGACAAGAATGCCTAGGAACGCCGTTCGCCAATGACGGAGCTTGTTCTCTAGGTCGAGGTCCTTCTCATAAATGTTCTGAGCAGGATTGATTGTAGGATCACCAGGGTCCTTAAAAGTGCTGATGTGCGGAATGACACGAATGCGCCGCCAAGTGCCATTGTCCGTCTTAGACACAGGTGGTAGGTCGTTACATGACATGAAGATCTTGCCCGTGATACTAAACTTATCCTGGTCTCCATAAAGGCCACGAGCCGCTACACGGTCACCACCTGTGTACTGCTTCATAATCGCTGTGTTGATCTTCTCGTTGTCATCAGGCTCACCTGTATGGATGTAGCGGCGGCACTTAATCGTGATAATATCAGGATTGGCTGCACCACTATCAGGCTTCTTCCTCGTAAAGACAGTCGTGCTAATCGCTGTACCATAGTCACCGAAGGTCAGCTCCATCAGCATCTCAATCATCGACTTACCGTTCGAGCCCTTGCCCTGCATCACATAGAACCTCTGCTCCTTGTTCGTGCCCTCGAGACAGCTCGACAGAAGGGTCATGACGTATTCACGGAGCACAGGGTCAGGATAGATACGGTCGAAGAACTCGAGAATCAGCTTTTGCGTGGGCGTAGGATTAGATGGAACATAGACCTCATAAGGAATAGCTTCCATATCAGGGTCATTACGACCCATCTGGAAACTAATATTATCCTCTGGAACACCATCGCGGAAGAGAACACAAGGCTTACCCTGCTCGTCGTAGTGACGAAGGTCAAGGACACCATTTGCTACACCGAGAAGATAGGGATTTGCATTGAGCTTCGCTAGAAATTCATCATCATAAAACTTCTCTTGGCACTCACGAAGGACATTATCCTTAAAATTGGTAGTTTCTAGTTTTATCTGAATACCAATAAGGAGCTTTTGCTTCTCAAGCATAGCCTTGTTATCATCTTCTGTGCCTGTATCCTTAGCTTTGAAGTGAAGAGGGCACTCACGTATAGCAATTTGATATTCTTTGTTGATACCCTCACTCAATCTTGCTCTCAGTTCGGTTGGGGTCCGCATGTGCTTCCACGCATGTGCTAGCTTAGGGAACTGATACCATTCGACCGAACGGCCTTTACCATAACTTGCGCGGAATTCATGCATATATTTTCTACAGACAAAGGATGCAATGTTTACATGTGTGTCCTTAGCAAAATGTAGAATCCAAGATGTTAGGGTCTCACTCAAGATACTGTTATACGTTGGCTCATTGTCTTGTTTACTCCAATGCTGAAGACTGCCCATGCCAAGTTTCTTCGATTCATCAACCTTAATAATATTCCACTTTGCGCGAAGGTCAGCATCACTATATGATGCCTTCTTATGACCAGGATCAACACGGCGAGTAAGATCAACCCAAGCTGCATACGACTCTTCGGTATTTGCTACATTCTTAAGAAGAATAGCGCAATTGACCCAATCCTGATAGTCACCAGCGCGCTTCTCTGCATTCACACATTCCTTAAAAAGCCTATAACACAGTTTAATATCTTCCTTTTTAACATCATTTGTTACACGTATGCCATCTTCTGTGTCCGTTACTACCAATTGGTTATCAGTATCATTCTGGGGAACATCA